TTCCAGCACCACTTACTGTACCTGTAAATGCAAAGGTATCTGCTAGATTAATTCCTTCTGCTTGTATTTTATCTATTGCCATTATTCACCCTCCACTATTTCTACCCAAGAGGTAGTATCTTCATTCCATGTGTAATTATTACCATCTGTAGGATAAGCAACTGGTGCTTCCCATTGACAAGTATCTTCATTTAATATCCATGATGGATAAGGTTTAGGTGCTATGAAAGCATCTCTAGCTTGGTCATATTTAAAACCAATACCAGCAAAGTTTTTTCTAATATTGTTATTATAAGAAGTTTGTTTCCAAACATCTCTTGTATTATAAAGATTGTTTAAAAAATCTACACCTTCTTGTTCTGTTGTTGCAATATCATTTGATACTACTTCAACTGTTAAAATTATATTACCAACTCCTAATTTTGCAAAGTGTGCCATTATCCTGTGTAACTCCCTGATGCGTTATATATTAATATTGTGTCTGTTCCTGATGTTGAAACTGTAGGACTTCCTGTTGTTGTACCAGAGTAACCAGATGTTGGCATACGAAGTATAACAACTCCTGAACCACCTGAAGCACCAGTTGGTGTATTTGAAAGATGACTAGCACTACCTCCACCACCACCAGTATTTGCAGTTCCAGCAGTTGCTTGTGTGGTTGTATCATTTTTTGCACCATTTCCACCTCCACCTGTACCACCAATACCAGCAGTTGCAGTATGAGTACTACCACCACCACCGCCACCTCTTGAAACTGAAGAACCTGTGATTGAAGAAGCTAATCCATTACCCCCATTACCTCCATTATTACCACTTCCACCATTTCCACCAGTACCAGCAGCACCACCACCACCACCAGTACCACCATTAGAGTAAATTGGTCTACTAGTTCCACCAGCATAACCTTGATTTGCAGTACCTGAGCCACCAACTACTGAGATTCCTGGTCCAAAAGCATTTCCACCTCCACCTGAACCTCCATCAGCATCAGTATCAGGACTGGTATTTGCGTGTTTACCTCTACCTCCACCAGCAGAACTTATATCTGTAATATCACTTCCTGAAAGTAAACTGTCTGAACCTTTTGTACCAACAGAAAGACCAGCACCACCAGCACCACCAGCACCAACTGTAATTGTATAAACTACTCCACCATTAAATGTTAAACTTGTTTCTGAACTTCCACCACCACCTGAAGTTTCTGAAGAGTATGAATTTCTGTAACCACCAGCACCACCAGCACCAGCATAATAATAACCAGCTCCACCACCACCACCAGCAATAACTAAAAAGTCTACTGAATAAATAACTGGATCTAATGCTTGGTCACCTGAATTTACTCCTGATGTTGTAACCCAACCCTGAGTCGCATCTGCGTAAGTTATGATTATACCTTCTCTGTTTGTTGTTAATAATTTATCCTTTGTTAAACCTTCTATATTTAAACTAGAGGTTAGTCTAATAGCGCATGTAGCAAAAGTTCCTGCATAATCTACTATTTGAATGGTATCACCTACACTAGCTGATGAAGGTAGTGTAACTGTAAAAGCTGCTGAAGTTGTATTGCAAGGATAAGCATAACCAGCTACTGCTGTAAATGCTGTTGTTTGAACTGATTGCCATGCAGTTCCAGATGCTGGAGTTGTAGTTATTTCTTTATAAGTTTGGTCACCAGCTAAAAAAGTTGTTGAAGAAGCAGTTCCTGAACCAAGTCTTGCTGGAGCTATCAGTCCAGTAAGCATATCTGTAGTTACACTATTTAAAGCTGGAGCAATAGTTCCTACACTTTTGCCTAAAAATACAGCGTACATGACATCACTAGAACTTGTCGCGCTTGACAGAGTTAAAGTAGTTAAATTAGATACAGTGTAAGAACTGTTTGGATTTTGACGAATGTTATTTATGAAAAGAGCAATCTCTTGAGGATTAGTTACAGAAAAATTTAAAGTATAGGTTGTTGTTGCAGAAGTTGTAAAACTTTGCTTTTCTAGAGTCTGGTAAAATTCCGCTGGTGTGTTACCGATATAGGCCAAGTATAACTCCTTATGTACTTATTGTGTCTATGATTGAAACTACTGTGTCAAGTGAACTAGCTGTATCTGATACCGCTGCAATTTGATCTCCATCAGCTAATACAATTTTTGAACCCCCATCAATTAGTTCAAGCGAACCTCCAACACTTATGGGTGCTGACTTGATAAGATAGTAATTGGTTGATGATCTAATAATGTAAACATCTACATTGATTGCAGTTGTTGCTACGTTAGCACATCTAATACTTATCACTGTATCAAAACTATTAGCTTCTGCTAAAATAACTGCTGCGGACGTTCCTGTAATTCTAGTTAATTGATTTCTAAAATTCTGTGCCATTTATAATCTCCTATTTATACTCATACTATAATGCCACCGACATTGCAATTACAAAGCCTGCTGATGCACCTTCTGTTGGTTTGTCTACAAACGTTACTGCTCCTGAACCGTCTGTTTCTAAAATTTGATTGGCTGTGCCGTCTGAAGTTGGAAGCGTATATGCTCCATTGACATTAACAGTTCCCGTAGTTTGAATACCAGTATTCGTTGTACTAAGTTTTGCACTACCGCTGTAAGACAAAGTTGCTGTGCCTCCATTACTGAATGACGCTAAACTAGAACCAGATCTCCCTGTGAATATTATTGAATCAGATTTTACTTTTAAACTATGACTTACGTTTGGTGTTTGAATTATGTTATCCGTGCCTCCACCAGATGTATCGTGAAAAATTTCTAAATCTGTGCCTGCACCAAAGACTGCTTTATCATCATCACCAAAGTTAATATCAGCACTAGTTGTAAGACCATCAGTAGTTATAACACCAGTGACATCCACGCCTGTAGTTGTTGTTTCAAGTTTTACACTACCACTATTATATAAATAAGCTGCAGTAGAACCTGCTGCAATAATATTTTGACTTGAACTGTTAGTTAATAAAGTACTACGACTAGAAGCAGCTTTTAATACTATCTCACCAGTACCTCCTGTTTGATCAATAAAACTATTACTTCCATCATGATATATTTTTAAATCATTACCTATTCCTAGTTGTATTTTTTCATTATCTGCAAAATTAGTATTATCACTTGCATCTTTAATTACGGCTTTTGATGCTGGGAGAGTACAAAATACATCTTTTGTTCCTGCAGAAAAGTCAACAGCACTGTCACTGTTTGAACTACTGATAATAGTTGTTCTTGTTAAAGTTGTTGAGTCACTATTTAAAGTTCCAAGGCCTACTTCAAACTCGGCTCCATCTTGAAGGGCTATACAATAATAAGTAGTATTGGAATTACCAATTCCTACTGCAAAAGTTTCAAAACCTGTAACAGCTGTGCCTAATGCAAAGGCGGTTGTACCAGTTGTAGTACTTGTTTCTTTAACTCTGTCATTAACAATTAATGCCATAAGTTATCCTATGATAATCTTATTATAGCTGTACTTGTACCAGGCGCTGGAAACTGAACAGTGAAGGTTCCGTTAGTAGCTGTAAAGTCAGCACCAAAAGCTAAAATACAAATGGCATTTGTAGTGTTTGTTCCACCGTCTGCTGTTGTATTATAAATCATTGCTCCGTTAGCTGTAAAACTTGCTGAAGTCCATTGTGCATCGTTGCTCCAATCAACATAAGCTGTAGAAGCCGAAGATCCTCCTGTAACTGATTGACCTGTTAATGCCTCACCTCCAGCTACATAAGCTGAACCTGATGTATTAGTAACTTCATTAGTTGTATTATATCCTGTAGTTGCAGCTCCTAAACTTGCGGTTGACGTAAACAACGCTATTTTATATGAGTCACCGCCACTAGCAGAAAAATCGTGATATCCTTGTAGTAGCTCACTTTTAAAAGTGTTGCAAACTGCTTGTACTATTGCCATTTTTTAATCTCCTCTATGGTTGTTGTGATGGTAGCGGAAGTCTTATAACACCGTCTTGGTATTCATCTCTTCTTCTTCTACCTTGTTGTTCTAATGCAAGTCGCTGTACCGCTTCTTGATAGCTTTTTTCATATTGAGCAAGTAGATCATATGGCCCTTTTAAAAACTTAAAAGCCTGTATTAAACAGCCATATAATAAAACTTGTGGTGCATTAGTACTAACCCATGTAGTAGTGTTTGTACTAGATAACCCTATTTCATTACGATTCAAAGCAAGTTCTATATTATACGCAGAATCTGGTGTAGGTGCAAGATATATTGTGTCTTGATCCCACATAGCATAGTATTTTGGAGAACCTTGCGTTGTTCTATTAGGCCAGTATTCTGTCATATAACTAATATCTTTTTGTAATAAGTAACTTCTGACATTTGCTTGAGCTCCTGTAGGACTATAAAAACTAGCTGTTCTTACAAAAGCCATAGTGCCCGGTGTTTGTCCAGGCAGTGATACAAATTCATTTCCTTGAGTTAAAGTTGTGTATTGATATGATCTAAAACAATCTAAATCTACTTCTCTAAATACTCTAATTTCTGCTTGTAGTATTACATCATTTACAATTGTTTGTGTTAAAACAGTACTATCTGTTTCGGTATAACTTCTAATTTGTTCTACTAATTCAGCATAGGTTGTCATGATATTACCACTGTAACTGTTCCTGAACGAGATGACAATAGAATTTCTTTATTAGGCTGCTCTACACTTAAAGGCATCATACTTCTTTGTTTTATTACTGTCCCATTAGAAAGAGTAACTTCCTGTATTAAAGTTTCATAACTGTTGGTAGCTAAACCGTTTCCAAATCCACTATATGTTCCTTTTTGAGGACTACCTACATTTGAATTAACAATTCCACTTCCTACATAAACTATATTATTTACAACTTGAGGTCTTGCATGTTGTAGTGCTTGAAAATCTGTAGGATGGTTTTTAGGATCTAGTTGAGGTTGTTTAGGTTCAAATTCTGAAACATGTACCCAAGAGCCATTCCATTCTTGAACCATTTCATTATAAGGAAATGATTGACCTGAACGATCTGATAATCTTAAAGCAAATTTTCCAGATGCATACTTACCCATGACTACCTTATATAATTATGGCGAGGAACCATACTGTAACTTGCCTTTTCTACATCCTCGTTAGCAGCTCTTGTAAATTCTTCTTCATAAACTGCTTTTAAAATTTGAATTCTGTCAGGTGCATATTTCATAGAAACATAATAAGCTAAACCTGAAACAAGACATGGTAAAAATCTAAAAGGTATTTGTGCATTGTTTGTGTAGTCATCTAAATCTGTCATTCTAATCGAAGCATAGTATTTTAATGTGTAAGTGGCATCAGCCGCTGGAAATAAATAAAGTGTTGGAAGAATAGTTCTCTCAAAATAAAATTGACTAGGTCTACCTTCAGTTGTTTTAACAGTGTAATCCGAATAAGTTTCTCTTCCTATTCTAGTCATAGAAAAATCACCATTGTTGTTTGACATTGTTGCGCTTTGAACATCTACAATTTGAGAACTTGCGTTATCATCTGTTGTAGCATTTCCTGCAGCGTCTACGCTGTAAAGATCTGATCCTGAAATTGATTGTGTTCCTTTTACAATAGTAGCTGTACGGGATTGAATAGTCCAAAGATTTAATCCTCTGTTTGCCCATTCGGCAATCATAAGATTAACTGAACGCCTTGCACTTTTTAATTGATAACCAGTTCTATCTTGTAAACCACATCTTTCAAAAGCTTCTTCTACAAGCATATCTAAATCTAAAATAAATCCAGCTGTTGTAGAATAGGTTGGTGTTTTAGTATTCAATCCCGACATCTAATTACTTAGCCATACCTTTGCCGCGCTTAGCTACTCCGCCACCACGTTTTTTAATAACTTGTTTTTTCTTAGCAGTCATTCCGCCCATAGCTAGTTTAACAGGCTTGCCGCCTCTTTTCATAGCCATTTTCTTTTTTCCCATCATGATAGATCTCCTTTGATCAAATTATATCTATTTCTTCGAGTTTCTACGACATCTTTATAGTACTCGTTAGGCCATTTTTTATAATATCCTAATCGCTTTAATTTATCAGAAGCTTCCTCTAATTGCGAGAACTTTTGTACTAACATCATAGAATATTTTAAATCACTCTCTACTTCCGGTACTTTACCTTCAGGTTCGACTAAAAAAGCTTGATCTTGGCTAGTAGCAGGATTGTGTGGATGAAATGACATAAAATACATATTTATTTTATTATACTTATCGTTGTATGTTTCTGTAATTTCATGAAGTTTATTTGGTGTATAACTGTAATAAGGATCACAAAATATTAAAATTTCTTTTTCTTTAAAATCTAATTTATATATTAGTTCATTTAATTCTTTTTTATACTGATAGTTTTTGATTTTTACTTCTACTTGAACTTTATTATCTAACCATGCTTTTTTAGCAAAAGGACATGCTGGAAACCCACCAAGATGTTTGTTAGAAACTTCAAGAAAATGTTTAGACCATAATTTAACATCTTCTTTTATTTTCCTTGCTGATTGTAACGTTTCCATGACCTTCTTTTGTGTTTGTTTAAAGGTTTAGATCTTTTGGAATGACCTATACTAGTTCTTTTTTTATGAGGAGTAAAATATTCAGAATTATTTTTTTGAGTCATTTTATTATTTTATATAAAAATTTTATAATTTGATATGTAAAAATAGATCCTCGCGGGGGGTGCACTTTATTTCATATTTGCCAAAGGATTAGCTAAAGTTTTTTGTATCATATCTGCCACTTTTTTTTCTAACTCAATCATTTCTTCTTTAATATCTTTAATTGCATTTTTAATGTCGGCTTGATTTTCACGAGAATCTTGTTTTTGATTCTGCTCCACGTCTTCTATTATAGATTCAACTCTTCTTAAATCTGTGCGAAGGTCATTTTTTAGTTCATTGGCCACATCTGATACTAAAGTTATTTCGGCAATCATCATTGCCATTTCACTAGATATAATACCTACTTTTTGTTCTATAAGAGCTAATTCTTTTTCCAAACCCGAAAGGTCCGGGGCTGAATATGACAGCATTACAGATTTCATATCTTGGTAATCCTTGAAAGCGACAAAGCCGCCATACAACGACCCTACAAGGGTCCCAAGAGCAAGTAAGATACCAAAGACCTTACCACCTTTAAATTTTAATCCTGCGAATTCTAATTCTGCCATTATTTATATTGACTGTCTACTAGTTGATCCATTAGACTGTTGCTTCCTCCAAATAAAAAATATTGTGCCATATTATTAGTGGGTATCATAGTATCAGGTAAGGACTCATTAGTAAAGAATCCTTCTACACCTTGTAGTACAATATTACTTTCAAAAAAAGTTTTAGTATCACCTAATACTTGCATAACTATTAATGTTTTAATTTGATTACCCTCTTCATATCTACCTTTATCACCCATATCTTTTACTATTTTTGTAGCTGCTTTTTGTTTAGGTGTGATTTCTTTTTTAGGTTCTTCAACTTTTTCTGATTTAGTTTCTATTTCAGGTTCTTTAATATCTTCTTGAATAGGTTCTATTTCTTCTGGTTCAGTAGATTCTTTATCCATAGAAGTTTCCATATCAGGTTCATCTTCCACGACTTTCGGCATATCCATAGCTTGTTCTTTTGTTGTTTCAATTTCCATCTCCATTTCTATTTCCATTGAGGCTACTGTAATTTCTTCAGGCATTTCCATTTTAAAATCCATCTCAAACTCTTGCATTTCTATTTCTACAGACTCAAAAGAAAATTCTTCTGGAGTTGATTCAATAGGCTCAAAATTAAAATCATCTGTAGTTTCATTGTTTTCAAAAATGATTTCAGCAACATCATTAGCATCTTGACCATAATCAAGAATTAAAAACTCTTCTAAATCTTTAATTTGTTGTGTAACAATTGTACTAACTACATTATAAAGTATGTTGATTGAAACATCGTCAAACAAAACTCCAACAGCCAGGTTAATATCTTTTCCACCTATCTCAATTGTAATAGTTTTTAAAATACCACCGAAATCAAATCCACCTGTATATGACTGATAGCCTGTGGTAGCTCCAGTTTCAGATAAGATATCAGTTCCTGTAAATATTTGTTCATTTCCGTTATTACCATTAATTTTCATATAGATACTATCTTGTGAATCTTGTTTATCAACTTTGATTGTGTAATTAGTTCTACCACCATTTGTAATATCTAATGAGGATATATCAACTTCTTGATAAAAAGTTGTTAGAGTACTATCTGTAATTTCTGCACATTTGTCTGTACCTAATTCATTACAATAGCTACCACTAGGCATTGAAGCAGAGCCTTTTCCACCCCAGTCTATAGACATTGAACCATCTTTAGAATTGGTTACAAATCCATTGTCGCTATCTAATAAATCACCACTATCTTTGTTCTCAATAGTAGTTTCTATTATTTCTGTAGTAGTATTTTCTGTGGTTATACCTTCAGTACAAAGACCTATTGTTTCAGTGGTACATTCAGCTTGAAGGCTAGAGTAAAAGCAACAAAGTAATACCACCAATAATGTATTTCTTAATATCATTGTGTCTTTCCACTATATGTTCCTTTTTTAAAATTTTTTCTTCTTCTTTTTTTAAAGCTTCAAAAACTTGACTACCTTTTGGTACCATGGCAGGATTGTCTAGCCATCCTTGTTTAGCATCTTCACCAATAGCACCCATGTACGGACAAAAAGTTGATGACATCCACATTGCATCGAAGATTCTGTAGTCAGCACAGAGCGTAGAGACTGCAGCCACTTTCATGCCCATGCCAAATAAACTTCGAGATAACTTAATCATTTCACAATTAGTATCTTTGATTGTTATACCAGAACTAATACCTAAGACTTGAGTTTGAACACTCCCAGAATATCCACTCGTACATACATCTGAATTATTAACCACGACACTTGG